TAATACAGTGCATGAGGGTTATTTGACAGAGCAAAATACTTTAGATAAGATAGTAGACCATTTAGATCCATTTTTATTTTTATCGTACCCTTATGAAGCTAATACAGAAATACACGGGTTTAAGTTTGACGAGATGAATAAACTCTGCGATCAAAAAGTAGAGTATGTTTGTAGGGGAGGCTTATTTGGTGGAAATAAAAGTGCTATCGCGGAAGCAAATAGTGAATATTACGGCATATTAAACAGTACTTTATCTGCTGGACTTATGGGAACTGAGGAGAGTATTTTCACAATTATGTCATACCTCTATCCTGAAAAATACAGACGATATGAATTAGACGCAAATGGATTAATAGTTAAATTCATTCAAGCATTAAATGAACAAGCAGTTTCATTAACCGCTATCCCAAAAGAAAAATTGTATATTACAAGAAAAAATGTTAATGTAGATAATTTAAAAGTATCTGTGTATATGTTAACTTTTAATTTTACTCATCAAGTTGAGCATACCATACAGACTTGGTTAAAACACGATAAGTTTTTAAAGCACACTAGAAATATTCTAATAGACAATTCCACTAACGATGAAGCGAGAGAGACGAATAAAGCTGTCTGTGAAAAATACAACTTCGAGCACATTATAACAAACGAAAACACAGGCATAAACGGAGGCAGATTTAGAGCAGCTCAACACTTCCAAGAGTCCGATAGCGATTATTATCTATTCTTAGAAGACGATATGGGTATATATGCTCCAGAAGAAACAGGATTTTGTAGAAATGGATTAAAAACATATGTGCCTAATTTATACAATAAGATTTTAAGAATAATGCACGGATCAGATATTGATTTCTTAAAGTTATCTTATACAGAGGTTTTCATGGATAATAACATTCAAGTGTCTTGGTATAATGTGCCTCAAACTGTAAGATCTGAATTTTGGCCGCACTACGATAATTTACCTGTAACGGGATTGGATATGAATTGTCCTAGAACTCAATTAGACACTATCGAAGTAGTGGATGGTTTAAGCTACGTTACAGGCGAAATATACTACTGTAACTGGCCTATGATCGTTGGTAAAAAGGGCAACCAAAAAATGTTCTTAGATACCACATGGGCAAGACCGTACGAACAGACTTGGATGAGTTACATGTTCCAAGAGACTAAAAAAGGCAATCTTAAACCAGCGGTTCTTTTAGCCTCTCCAATAAATCACAATAGAATAGCGCATTATGAACCTGAAGAAAGACGCGAGAACTAATATTTATTCAATATGGCATACCCTACCTCATCACTACCCTTTCAATTAGGATTCTCAGCAGAGTCTACAATCTATCAAACAGAGGTTAGATGTCATGTTAATGAAAACGATTTCAATTATACCCTTAACAATAGCGCAATATTATTAGGTACATCAGGATCTTACATAGATGCAATTACGGGATCTGAATTTCATCCTTACGCTACTACTGTAGGATTGTACAACGATGTTGACGAATTATTGGTAGTTGGAAAGCTTTCTACTCCTTACCCAATTCCGTCTAATACAGATATTACATTCGTTATTCGTTGGGATAGTTAAATATTTATTAGAAAACAGTCTATGTCAAATTGGTTTACGTACGATGGTAATCACGATCCCATTAATTTTGTAAAACCGCTTACTCAGCTTTCTGATTTTCCAGAGAACGTGGTTGGATTCGTTTACAAAGTCACAAACAATAAGACCGGCAAATTCTACGTCGGTAAAAAAATCCTCAGAAACGTTCTAACAAAGACCTTAACGAAGAAGGAAATTTCAGAGTGGGTAAAACCAGGACGCGTCCCAAAGAAAAGAAAGGAGATCAAAGAAAGCAATTGGGCCGACTACTACGGATCTAGTAAGTTGGTTACCGAAGACATTAAGCTAGTCGGCAAAGAGGCATTCACTAGAGAGATATTAAGGTTATGCACCACGAAGAAACAGATGAGTTATTGGGAGACCTATTATCAAATGACCTTAAGAGTATTAGAGGTGGAAAGCTATAACGAGAATATAGCAGGCAAATGGTACCGCAGGGACGTCAATCCAATCACACCCGAGCTAGAGGCCGAAGAGTAGTAACAATTACGATAAGATATTAAGCGAAAATAAAAGGGAGCCCAAATGAGCTCCCTTTCTTATTTACTAACTGTATGGTCCTAATACATTAAACCTCTGTGTTCAATTCCATTCATAAACTCCTCTTGATCTGTTAGAGCCAAACTGAATGTGTCTGGAAAGATCCAAGTGTAAGGAATATTCTTGGTAGGTTTCTTTTCACCATGAGAGATTGCAATGTGCTTCCAAAAGAAACAGGTCTTGTCTTCAATGTTCAGATACTTCTGTTCAGTCATTGGGTTTAACGGGTGATTCACTAGTAGATCCATTTGATATAACCATTGCTCGGCCTGTTTGTTCTCAGGCGTGAATACTCCAGCTTCGTTAATAGTGTACTTAACTTTACCGTTTAGGTTCTGACCACCGAATATCTGGTGCAATCCATCGAAGTGACCAGTGCCACCGAATAAGATAGATTCAGGATCTACCAAGTGTGGATAACTCATTGCGATGTATCTTGCGGTGTTCTTACACGGATATAAAGGACTTCTAAAGTTTTGATACTCTTTAAAGTAAGTCTCCAACTTCTTAGCGAACTCCATCATTGTGTACTTTCCACGTCGGCCTTCTTCAACGTCTTGTAAAAGATAGGCTAACACTTTACCAGCAATTCTAGGTCCGTTTAATAACCAGCTCTTAACGTCTGTACCCTTTGGATAGTAGATTTGGAATAGATCGTTTCTAGCGTGGCGGTTATTAACGAAATGTTGTTTAGTTGCATCAATGCCTTCTTCTGCCAATTTCATAAATGTGCCCCAATGTTCGTTACTAAAACTAAACACTAAAGTATAAAACATTCTTAGTTCGTTGTCTGTAACATTATCCCTCATGTAGTAACAGTAAGGATGCTCGTGCCAATGCAAGCGATGAGAAAAGATTTGATACTCTGATTTTAATAGAGAGTCTTTTCTGTTATCGAATTTTTGGCAGAACTCAAAGAACTTTTCGATACGCTGATCTAACGACCAATCTCGCATCCAAGAGTCCTTTGGTTTTTTGCCTTTAAATTCTACTTCGCAAGTGTTTGGAAATAAAATTTCACTCATTATTTTGCTATTTTTTTTGTAGGTTTTTTCTTAACATAAGTAGAAGTCTTCTTTGCATAATCTGATACTGCATACTTTAAAATGATGTCTTCTTCTGTTTTATTCAATTTGTATATCTTTCTAACGTAGCGTTCAGATCTTGGAATAATCAAAGAATTCTGAGTGCTGTTCGGTAAAGGTCTAATTGAATTTGGTTCTGTCTTTAGAATGTTAAGATCAACTTCTAATAACCAACCATCGTATTCGTTTTCCCATACCATAGGAATACTTAAGATGTAAAGTTTTTCGCACTTTAAAGCGTGTTCTACTTGTTTACCTGAATCTGCATCCAATGCCCAACAATTGTGTTGATGATATGGAGAGATCGTTTTTAATTGAGTAATCGTTGGTGTTTGTCTGTCAAAAAATACTAAGTGATCGTTGTATCCGTATGGATCAGGATTAATATGAACTTTGTAGCCCATATCCTGCATAACGTTGTTAAATATTTTTTCTCCTGTTAATCCTTGGATGTGGATGTTTTTTGTCTGCTTTGCAGATTTGTTTGTTGTGTAAGCCATTATTTGTTATAATGTTGTTGTACCCTGTCCTTGTATTGCTCTTCTGTTATAAGAAGTGATTTAAGTACCTTGTCATCGGAAGGGTGTTCTGTAATACCGTTAAAACTTGGGACAAGACCAAGATCTAACATTGCTTTCTGTCGACCGTATGGATGGTCTATAATACTGCTGCTGTTCCATACATGATCGAAATCTAAGTGATCGTAGTCTGCTCCGGGTTTTACGTAGTTCTCAATCCATCGAATTGAGTCGCACGTTACGTCCTCTGCGTTGTACGGATAACTGCCAGTGTCGTCGTATATCTTCATCATTACTGAATCCAAAAATACTTCTTCTTGCATTTTAGTAGATTTCTTTGCTAAATAGCTAACGCACTCCTTTGCGTTCGTACCGTAATAAAATGGACTTTCGCGGTTAACGAATTCTGGGAACCAATCGGCTATGTCAGCAATAAATGCAGCGTACTGAAATCTGAAAGCTCTAAGGCCTCTGTCTGTATTCCACTTAAACATAAAGTCTCCTACTTCTCTCAAGTCTTTTTTATCGCCATTCTCTAAGAAGTTAGCTACGTCTTCTGCAAGTTGTGGAACGAATTCGCAGAGGAAATAATCTCCTCCACGTTTGTAATTGCCTTGAGGTTTAGGAAAACTTGGGAACTGATAACCTACCGATGTGTAAAATGGTTTAGTTGCTCCTTTTATGATGTCTTTCATCTGATCAATATTGTCAGCTTGATGCATCTCGAACAGAAGCGTGTTGTGATACCCTGAGGGCTTCATCGAGTAGTTAATACCAGAACCTGTTAATCTGTGAAACAAGAACAAATAGATCCACTCCTTTAAACCAAACACGCTGCGCTTGCCTGTCCAATTTTTAGAAACGGTTTCTCTCTGTTTTGTCAT